AGTAGTGGACTTACTGCAGCGAACTCAGAACTATCATAGTTCCTATATCCTGCTACATTCTTTGCCTTCAACTTGAAGTTTGCACCTTGCCAGAAATCAAATGGATCAATCGCTTCTTCATCCTCAAACTCTGGTTGCATTGCTGCAGTTAGTTTGTCAAATATTTTTTTACCATACTTGAACAAGAATACTTTTCCTTCGTTCTCTGGGTTTGTTGGATCTTTCACAACGTAAATGTTACTCATGTAAGTAAGTTTACGTTTTTGTTTCCTTGCTGTTTCTTTTCCTGCATCGGTTCCGTTGTTCCAGAGTTGAGTGTTGTACTCAGAAACAGGGTCTTTGCCACCAAGAGTAGTGAGACTATTCTCTATATACCAACCACCAGGACCTTGAAAGGCATGGGAGTATAGTTTTACAAAAGGTAGATCCTCATTTTCGGGTGCAGGTAGGAAACGGATAACAGCATATCCATTACCACTTTTATCTACATCTAACTTCCATGTGCGTTCGTCACCAGACGCACCGTTGTTATTCATTTTCTCAACTTCTTTAACTAACTTTGCAGTTAGAGAGCCAAGCTTAGATTGTTTTTTTAAGTCTTTAAAAGACATTGTATACCTCGGATAATTTGATTGGGGGATTGTTTTAATTATAACAAAGAGAGATTAATTAGTCAACACTCTGTTTGAGTTTGCCAATGGTGTCATCCATTGCCTTAAAAATAGATGGCATATCAGTTCCTTCTGGGAACCCCATACCTTCTAGGGACTTACGCAATTGATTTTTCATATCTTTTGCTTCTGGATCATCTGATAAAGATAATCGAGTCCACATTGTTTTTTGTTTATTCAATAGAGTTTCTAATTTATCTACATGTTCCTTCTGGTCAGTAGAACTTAGAAAACCAAAACCAAACATCTTTCCATAGATGCTAGTTTGCAGTCTATTAATTTCAGATAATTCTTCACGGACTATTTCCGATTCAAAAAATCTCATTTTTTCTTAGTCTCCACAACTTCTGGTTGTACTGGTTCCGTTTTACTTTCCTCGATTTGCTCAAGGACATCAATTGCTCCTAGAAGTTTCACACGGGTTTCAGTTAATTTATTTAATTGATCCGTCACTTCTTTGAGTTGAGATTTAAGATTTTCAAGCACTGTCGCATTGTCAAGAGCCATTACGAATAACCTCCTTTAATAATTTTTTGTAATGAAACACATTAATATTTATGAAAGGACTATACTTATCAATTTTCATTTTGACGGATTCCCACACTGGGTCGTCAAGTTGTTTGTCAAGGTTTTTTACGAAAGAAAATATCTTTTCGTAGATTACCAAGATCTCTAAGTTTAGTTCTCCACCCAAGTGTTTCTTGAGTATTTTTGGGTGTCCCTTCGAGCAGTTGAATACTTCGTCCAAGTCGTTCTCGGATAACAATCTCTCGGATTGTTCTTTGAACAAGTATCTTAAACTCTGTTGTGTCTTCATCCACTCTGAGTAATTTCTTTCGCCAGAATTTATAATTTCTCCAATCCATAAGTTTTCTGGGTTTGTTGATGTTACAAAGTTAGCAAGAAGAAAATCGACAATCTGACCATCAGAATACTTACGGGAAGTTTTCTCAAACCAGTATTTGTCTTTTCTTCGATTAAAAGCAGTTACTGTGGCACGGGATTTGCCACCATATTTAAAGAAGTCATATTTACGATTTGTAAAATGACTCTTCATTGAAAGATAAGTTTGATAAGTTTCAAACGGTGTCACTTTCCTCTTCAACATCTTCACTTTCCAATTCTGTAATTGAGTCACAAGGAACCTCTGCCTCACCTATCTGATACCAATGTTGTGGCATACCAATACTATCAGGTCTTACACCTAAGTATTGTAAGTCAGAGAAAGAATGCTCACGAAGCATCGCTTGCAATCTCCAATGAATTAATTCAGATTTTTTCATTATAAAGGTAATTTTGCCCTTGATGTGGGTTTCATAAAGTTAAGACGAGTAGCATCCCACTTTAATCTTTCCTTCAAAGGTTTGGATATGAGTTTCGTTACTGATTCTATCTCAAGATTGTGAATTTCGCAATAGTGTATGATCGCATCAATATAATTGAGTTCTTCATCAACTACAATTTTTTCGATATCCATTGCAAACTTTTGTGGAGTTACAAACTTACTCGCAATTGCTTTTTCTAATTCTTTATTTGGTTCCATAGAACTCCAGTTTATCTCCAATAAACTTTCCAATGTATTCACCAAGGAGCTTGATGTATTTTGATTTGTCGTATTCTTCATAGACAACGCACTCTCCGTTTTCACATGCCATAATAATGACTAATTTTTTAATTGATATACCCTTCATCTCGTATAGCATACAACCGTATGCCATTGCTTGAACAAAATAATGTTCTATCCACTCTCGTGGTTTAGGTTTTTTAGATGTTTTAAAATCTATTATTGCTAACTCGTTGTTGTACTCTGCAATACAATCAACTGTCCCTGCTATTCCTAATTGCTTACTATATAGCGCACCTTCTAAAGTGCGTATTTTAGTAATATTATTTAATTTACCTTTTGATATTTTAAATAAAAAGTTCGATATAGGAGGAACTTTTGGCAAATTTTCGTTCTTCAGATAATACTCTGTAAGAGTATGCATATCTGTTCCACGAGTCGTAGCAGCCTTTGTAATTTTATCTGCTTTTTCATTACCAACTCTTTTTCTCCAGTCAAGAAAAATCTGTTTATTATAATGACTCGTGATTGATGTGATTGATATTAATTTTAATAATTCATTTTCATCAGGCACAGAATAATAACGCACCCCATCTACCGTTTCACGTTTAAGTGGAGGCAGATTCAAATCAACATGTTCAAACATTACATACCCATTTCTAATTTAGCAACAAGATACTCCTTGACAAGTCCTGATCGAACAATATCATCAATACCAAATTCAATTACATCAAATGATGGCATAGAACGAATTATCTTCATAAAATCAACGATTCCATTTCTTTCGTTAGTTTTCTGCAAATCAGTTTGAGATGCATCACCAGAGAAATAAATTTTACTATCTTCGCCAACTCTTGTTATTATACTATCTAATTCGTGAAAATTCAAGTTTTGAAATTCATCAACGATAATAATTGATCTATCAAGTGTAGTTCCTCTTAAAAATGAGGTACTCCAAAACTTAATAGTCTCTTGTGCCTTAAGATTCCCATACAGCATTTCAAAGTCTGCATCAGATGACATCTGAAACATATATTTTACCATATGTTTGTAAGGCACTTGATAAATATCAGATTTATCTTCATGGTCACCAGGTAAAAATCCAATTTCACGAGTTGCAACTAATGATCGCACAATGTAAATCTTTTCATATGGTGTGCTTTCATCTAATACATCTTTCAAAGCATTATATAAAGTAACAAAGGTTTTTCCTGTCCCTGCTACACCATAAGAAATGATATTTTTACCCTCTTTGTAAGAGTTAAACAGAATCTTTTGATTTTCAGTTATTGGTTCAATATCAACCAAATATTCTGAATTAATAGGTTTTTTTCTACGCATTTGTTTTGCTGTCAACCCAACTCCAATGGGTTGATCTCCATTACTTTTTTTTCTTCCCATTAATCAATTTTTTGCTTTTTAGCACCTGGATATTTTTGTACTCTTTCCAAAACCTCATTCCAACCTGGTTTTCTCCTCACAAGTTTATTTTTCCATTCTCCAACTTCTCCAACACCTGGCATAGTAGATGGATCAGAGTAATCTCTTGACCAATCTGGATTGTCTTCTGTCCATTGATCCCACTTTGTGACACTCATCACAACTTCTTTTTGTTCACCAGTTTTTGTATTAACAACAGGATATGTAGCCATAATAATTGATTAATGTATAGTTATTTAGACCCATTCAAGGGCTTCTGACACTGAAGGGAACTCTTTAACGAATACTTTTCGACAGTCCTCTGCAATATCCATATGTTCTTTTTGTGTTCCATGTGCAGATCTCAAATTAATATAATGTATCCAAGAACGACAAGAACCTGTCATATAGATTCTTGTAGGAGTGCATAATGGCAATACCATTCTAGCACATTCTTTTGCAACACCCTCTTCAATCATCTGATTATACAATGACTGAGCAGAACTGAAAAGAGTTATCATCTGTGCTTCTAACTTTTGTTGAATAAAAGGATCAAGATCATCTGTAGAATTCTGACGATTCTTTTTATCCTGTCTTCTTAGAGCAGGTAATTCAATTTTACCTAATGCATTACTCTCAGCATATCTTTGAGAGAACTCTTGGAATGTAAAACTACGGTGTCGTAATATCTGTGCTGCAATTGCTCTTGTAGTTTCAATCTCAAGAGTCATTGATGACTGTTCAAATACTGACCAGTGATTATGCTTAATACAATATCTTAGTAATCCTGCATAATTTGGATTATCTTGATTGTTTGGATTAGAAACTCTGGCGATATGTGCCATTGTTTTTTCAGCATCAGGTGTGATGCTTATTAAGTCTACTTTCATTTACCGAATCCCTTCGATTCTTTTGCTTCAAGTTCTGCAAATTCTTGCTCTGCAATTTTAAGAGTTTGTTTCATCTCTCTTAGTTTTTCATCTGTATATAGATGATCTTGTGCGATCAATCTTTTAAGTAATTTAATTAGAGTTTTTTGTCTACCCATTAATCTGAACCATCATCAAACATTTCATCATAATCAAGTGGTGCGGATGTGTCATTTTTCTCATTTTTATATGAGTCTACATCAGAATACACCTCTACTTTCAATGCGTCAACCATTAGTTCGAGACTGCGAACTATGTCTTTCAATTTATCACGTTCCATAATAATAAGACTTTTACATATGATAGCATAAAAAAAGAAGGGGATCAACCCCTTCGATATAATAGTTGTGTTTCAGCATATATGATAGTTAAAAAAATCATACTCGCAAGAGAGATTTGTAAAACTGCCATATTATGACATTCCAACTTTTTTCTTTACACGAAGACCACGATACATTAAATCGTGTCTGTTACGCTGCTCAGATTCTCTAATAATCTTAGCATTGTATTCTTCAGTGTCATACTCGACACCACGATAAGTGACTTTTGCCATTGGTTTTCTCCAAAGTAGTAGGTTGATTAGACCGTTCCTTCAGTCGAACATTTGCGTCCCGTAAGGGATGAACGAACCCGTTCCGTGTCGGCTTACTTGCGACCTCATATGAGGTTGAACGTAATAGTATGTTAGCATACTATAACTATATAGTCAAATAATGTAACAAAGAATACAAAAACCTATCATGCGAAAAATTTTGGGGAGATTTTTTTGCGGTATTTTTGAAATTACTTTCTCTTTTTCTTTTGAGGTGTTGAACTATTATATCCCCACAGGTTTGGTTTGACTGTGCCTCTACCATAGTCTATGATCTTCAGACCCGTCTTAAACTTATCATAGTACATATCAAACAACTTGACTCTCGCACCTCTTGTAAGGTCACGATAGACCTTATTGTTGTGTTCATAGGTAACTATAGAAGCATCAGACGGTGCATTAGTTGTAGACACCTGATCTAATGTACCATTTTCTACAACAATTTCACAACCATACTCTTTCTTATGATTATCTTTCTCTTGAGTTGTCCAGATCATTTCTGGTTTCTCTGGTTTGATTGGATTAGTTGTCATGATCTGCCACCCCATTGAATATCAGGATAAGCTTCTGATACAATTTCTTTCGTAATCTTATATTTTGTATCTAATTTTTTATCTTTAATTAGAACAATTATTTCTGCTTCTAATGGATGCAATCCTTCAAGTATGTTTATAAACATAGTCTCACGACGAATATTATTCATACTATCATTACCACCTTTCAAAAAGTGATAGAAGTTTACATACTCTCTACGAATTGTTGTATGTCCTTCCTTATCGGTTGCTCCTAATGAGAAAGAAGCAGTCTCATGCATTCTACGAACTTCTTCACTAATTCTTGTACTCAATGTGCCACTATATGTTGTCTGATCATCATACCCTGTGTAAGGTACTTCTCCCTGTGGCAAAACAGATACGATAGTCTCATCAAAGTTCCATATCAATATTGCTTTGAGTGATGGATCTTCGTATCTTTTCAATACTTCAATTTTCTTTGCTTTTGATCTTTGCTTTGATGCAAGATGTAATACTTCAAAAGCAAATGGTTTTAAAGGAAGTTCAAGTGTATCCTTTTTAGTCGTCGTCTTCTTCGGTGCTTTCGTTGTCATAATTGTTTTCAAATCTAAATGCTACAATTTCATCTGGTACTAAATTTCCATTGATGTCGAACATCTCTGGATGTGGTCTTGGAATCTCTCGATAATTCATCATATAGTCTCTTGCGACCCAACCTATAAGAATTCCAATTAGGAAAAACATAATTGAAATAGGTAAAGCAAGTGCTGTTAAGACTTGAATATCCATGATACTCCTTTGGTTGTTTTATTTCTTTTTCGACAAAGAAAATTCAAAATAGATACCAATTTCTTGATTAAAAAAATTAAATATCTTATCAAAAACAAATGAAATAGATTTCACTGGTTTTCTTTTTCCCTCATTGAGGATGAATTCAAAACCACGATTAATTTCGAGGTCTGATTTATTTAGCTCATCCACCAATGATTTTTCGTTCTCTGAGGAACTCAACTGTTTCAACTGATCCTCCTAATGTTTTACCATCACATACGACTTGTGGAAATGTAGAACCAAATCCAAACTCATCGTAGAATGCTTTTTTATCAAAGTGTTCATCTAAAGTATACACCACAAACTTACTCTCTGTCAACTCTAAAACTTTTTTCACTTTCGTACATGCTGGACATCCATCCTTTGAAAAGACTGTGAAATTCATATGTTTTTATGGACTTAAATAATGATTTATACAAATAAAAAAGGGAGGATACCCTCCCTTTGTGTTACCACCAACACACTTCCCCCACCACAGGGAAGTATCTTTAGTCCCAAATCTACAAGGATGCTAAAGACTTTTTTATTATAGTGTATATTTTTAGTCTTGTCAAGCTATAATTCTGAATTAAAATCTATATAACCACCACCCAAATAAGCGTTAAGAACTCTATCGTCAACAACAGAATGACCACCTTGATAAAATGTGATATGATTGTTGCCAGCAGCCCATCCTCCAGTTCCTACTGTTGGGGTAGATGTTGAATCTGATATACCATCATACTTATAAACTCTTATATTGAAAGATTCACTTGCTGAATTAGTTCCTGTTCCAATTGTAGGTTGAGCTCTCAATGGAACTGGTGTTGAAACTGAAGCTAAGTATGCAGAACTACCTGCTCCTCTTCCAGCAGCAGTAAAACGACGTTCAAGTCTATAATAATATCTACAACAACGCAAGAATTCATCTTGATAAGAACGGTGCTCGAACGAGGTTGCTGTGTCTCCAACTTCTAATTGAACTCCTGTAATTTCAAATGTCGCATCATTTGTTGTGTACCATGTTGAGGTACTATCAGGTGTTCTTGCTGATGAAGAGTGAGTTGCCCATGCGTTTAATGAAACACCACTATCTGTAAAATTAGTCCCCCAGAATGGTGAAATATTAATTTCTAAACCTCCTCCATTATTATTATCAATTTGAATATTAGAATTTCCAGGAATTGTTTTAGTTATCTTTGTCCATGTATTAGCAGATAACGAACCAGTTTCGTATGCGTATCTTCGTTCTGTTCCGTCTGCACTTAAAACATATCCATAAAAGTTTTGTGCAACACTTGATTTAACCCAGAAAGATAAAGTTATAAAACTGGAAGCTGAAGTATAATTCCAACCACTATTTGCGACATCTTGAGCTTCTATTGTTGTCAGTATATTAGAAGCATCAGCAGCACCAGCACCACTTGTTTGATTGCCATTTGTAATTTTAAAAGATTTTCTAAATCCTAAAGTATAAGGTGTAGTTCCACTAGCAACTGCTCCTTGTTCTTGCTCTGGTGCTTCATCATTTCCAGTATAGTAAACTCTAAATCTGTCAACACTTCCATAACCATTCGTTGTAGATGACACACCACGTTGGGCCACTTGCATAGCTCCGTTAATTATGAGATTTCGATGAGAAAGTCCACCTCCCCCAGTCATTCCAGTTATTCTTGCAGTGCAAGTTCCATCTGCTGCTGTTGTGATTGCATCACTCGTTGCACTATTGTGTCTGATTGCATCTACTTTTAATGTGCTCATTGTTTTACTTCCGTCAATGTCATAAGTCTACTAGCATTTAAATAATCAGTATTTAAAGTACCACCAGAAACTTTTACTCTCACTTGAATTTTTCTTGTAGTTGTGCCTCCTGATGTTCCAAATAAATATATAGTTAAACTTGGATATGCATTTGTAGGTGCATAATAATGATGAGATATTCCATCTGACATTAAAACTGTACTATTGGTAGAGTCATATAGTTGAAAATTAGTATAACTATTGTCACTATCTAACCTTGCATTTACATTAGTCTGAAAAATAAGTTTGCTATCTGCAAATTTTGGTGTAATGTTTAAAAACATATCTCCGTAATCAACGTAATCGGTAGATGTAATATTTGCAAAATTAGTGCCTGTATATCTATTAGTAAATGTACCCATTACTACTTGAACGACTTCTCCCGCTTTATATCGGTCTGCATCTGAACTTGCAGTAGTAAGTATTGTTCCATCAGCATTACCTGGTACCTTTAAGGTGCGATTTGCCGCTGGATTACTGTCAGGTGTTGTGAGAGAGACACTGTTGCCTCCCGAATGTACTAATTTTATGTTACTCATACCTTTATCTCCTGTGCAACTAAATAAGAAGTTTTACCACTATTTGTTTCACCACCTCGACCATTAAATGTAAAGTGTCCGTTAGTTACACGACATTGAATTTTATAATTAATTGCTGATGTTCCTCCAGCAGTATCAAAAAAAGCATAAACACCATCTTCGCAAGGTCTATTACCTTGTACATTATATGCTACATTATGTAGATAATCATTATTACCATCAATTACACTAGAATTATTTTTATATAATCTAAGACCATTACTTGAAGATGTATCATTACCCCATCTACAATAACAAGTAAGAAAAATTAAACTATTACTAAACTGTGGTGTAATATTTAATGTTAAAGCAGTATCTGTCCAAGTAGAGTTTGAAGCTATTTGTTGAGATGAAGTTGTATTAACTCTAACTGTTTGTAATAAAGATCCTGCTGGCATTGTGAGTTTTGATCCACTTGCTGCTCCATCAGCAAGAGTTGTTGTATTTACAACACCAGAACCGAGACCCCCAACTGAGAGTCCTGTAATACTTCCGTTTCCGTTTATTGTTACTGGCATAAGATTATTTCCTCCCTGATATTTATACGATGGTTAGGAAACTACCTGATGGCACAGTGACTGTGACACCAGATTTAATTGCGACTGGTCCTGCAGCCATCGCATTTTTACCTGAACTTATAGTATAACTCACATCAACCGAATTGTCATTCTCAAAGAACACAGTGTTCGTTGATGCACCACCAACAGGTGCTCCTGCAGGTAAGTTTGTTAACTGTGAACCATCACCAAAGTATGTGACAATACCAGACCCAACAGGTCCGACTGTTCCACCTGTACCAATTCTTATACCACTTCTTGCTGTTAATATTCCTATCGAATCTACATTCGTTACATCTTCGTATGTTAATGTTCCTGCAATACCAACAGTTCCATTGAACTTGGCATCACTTACAAAAGTTATTTCCTGTGTCGCACGATCTACATGAAAAGTTGTGCCAGTCGTTGTGATACCAACAGTACCAATACCCGACTGAGTTCCATCTAAGTGAAGTAGTAACTCTCCATTAGAATTTGTTATTTTTATTTTTTCGTTGACTGATGCACTAGTAGGATCTGACTTTGCCTCAATACCATGAATTCTAAGGGTACTCATTCTTTTAGTATATCCTTTTAGTTATTTAGCCTGAGACTTCCATTGCATGCATCCACTTTTGATTATCATATAATCCAAGATAGAAATCTCCAGAGCTAGTATTAGCATACACAGTATAAGTTACAGCACTAGTCGTATTTGGTGAATCTAAGTATTGAGTCATAAGAGATGATTGTATTCGATGATCATTATTCCATATTTCGACTAAACCACGACCACCAACTATATTACTTGCACTCCCTCCACCAACACTCCTGAAAATTGTAACATAAGTTCTTTGACCAGCATAACTATCATACATCGAATTTAATGAAACTAATATTTTACTATCAGATCTCGTTGGAGTTATACTTATTGAAAAATTGGCAGTGCTATTATCTGAGTTAACTCCTGATGTAAAAGAATTGCTACTATACTTAACTGCAGTAGAGTGTTGTACTTGTTTGACTTGTATAATACCACCAGAACTACCAGAGGGTAGTCCATCTCTTGGAACGATTCGATTGGTTCTTAATTCTGACATTATGCTGATACCTCCATTGCAGTTAAGGTGCTTATTTCATCATATGCACTACCACCTGCTTGAGCATTAATATACACTGTTGTGTTTGTAGCCCACGCAGCTGCTTCAATATGATAATTAACTGAACTTGTTGTTGCTGGACTATCTAAGTACATAAAATTACATGTCGCACCTGTTTGAATAATGTTTGAAGATAAACTATTATCAATTCTACATTTCATTACTGTTGATGCGAGTCTTGTTGAGTTTTTCACTAAAAATAACAAACCCATAGCATTATAAGAACTAGTT